CCTATCGATCCCGATTTTGTTCCACAGGATATAAAAGACGCTCAAGCAGAGTTAGCTTATATTATTCATCAGGGAACAAACGTATTTGCTACGGTTGAGGGTGGCGCAAAGGTTCGAGAAAAGAACAAAGCAGGGCCAGTAGAAACAGAAGTCGAGTTTACTAACTTTAGAGAAACGCCTCGGTTTGTAGCGATTGAGGGATTACTTTCGCCATATACAATTTACGGTGGCGCTCAACTTAGAATGGTGCGTGGATGAGTACAACAGTCACAAAAATAGCAGATGCAGCTTTCGATGCCGTTGATGTAGCGGTAACGGACGTTATTTTTGATGCAACAGTGACTTATCAAACTCAGGGAACTTACGATCCTTCAACTGGCACATATTCAGTTACAACGACAACCTTAACAGGCAGAGCGTTATTTGATACCGATACCCCTGCGAGAGACATATTTCCAGATGCTATCATTGGATCTAATCGTCAGTTAGTTTTGTTTGAAGGCTTTTCCGAGACTATTAAAGAGGGATACAAGCTAACCATTTCTACAATCGATTATGAGATAAAAGCAGCGCAAAAGATTGTTGGATCTCTTTCACTTCAATATGGAGTAGCGTTGCAAAAATGAGTTATAAGAATTTTGAGATCAAGCTAAACAAAGAGCTAGTTAATACCGATGAAAAGATCGAGGATGTTATCTCATTGATTGCAATGGATAGTTTGCGAGGTATCGTTAAAAAATCACCTGTCGATACAGGTCGATTTAGGGCTAACTGGATTGTGAGTAAAAACAGAATCAATCCTGCAAAACTTAACACAGTCGATAAGACAGGAACATCATCTATTACTAAAGGCACACAAACAATAGAAACTTTTGAATACAAAAAAGATAAATCAATTATTATTCAGAATAATTTGCCATACGCAAACAGACTTGAAAACGGACATTCTAAACAAGCTCCAAAAGGTATGGTTGCGCTCACCCTGACGGAGATGAAAACTAAATATAGGAACATATTAATATGACCTATCAAACAGAGCGCAGAGCAATCGAAACATATTTAAATACTCAATGGGGAACAACAACTCCAATTGGGTTTGACGGCCATGAATTTGAACCAGTTTTTAATAGTATTCGAGTATCGATTGAAAATGGTTTATCTTTGCAAGGTTCTATTGGTGCAAATACAAATAGAATAGATTATACTGGCATCGTAAGCATTCAAATCTTTACGGAAAACGGACAAGGATCTGGAAAGTGGAGAATTTATGCAGAAACATTAGACGGTATCTTTATCAATAAAAGGATTAATAATTCGGGTGCAATAGCGACAACAGACGAATTTATTAGATTCTCACCAGATCAACAGCACCCCTATATATCTGGAGAGGTTTCTGATATACCATTTCACATTACAACATTTATCGCGCCTTTTGTGCGATACGAGTTTAAATAAGGAGGCCACAACATGACTGGCATTGCATCTAATCAGCTACGGAGCGCATTTGTGGCTGAATCTACAGCAGGGACAACTCCCTCATCTCCATCGTTCACAACAAGCGATGTTCCAATAAATATGACTGCTGCTCCAAACATAGTCGAGCATCGATCACTCGCAGCAAAAGGCGAAGCGGTGGAAACGGCTATCGCAGGAATTGACGTCACTGGGAATATGTCAGGCACGTTAGTTTATGGCGCTTACGATCCATTTTTGGAGAGTTTGCTTCAGGGAGCCTATTCAACAAACGTAGTTAAAAGCGGCAAGACAACTAAATCTTTTACTGTAGAAAACGCAATAAATGCAGGGGTTGGCGGTACGCTTACAATGATGCGTTATACTGGTGTTGAGGCATCTGCTGGATCATTAACCCTCTCCTCTAATGCAGAGATAGGGTTTTCATTTGATTTAACTGGGATGGGATCAATCGATACGACAACATCAGCAATCGGTAGCTCATCATATACAGATCAAACTGAAAGAGCGCCTTTGACATCAGGTGTTGACGTTGGAACGATAGCATTTGCAGGGTACACATTAGACGCTTTCGAGAGTGCTACGATCAATTTTAACTACGAGGGCAGAGAAGCGCAGACAGTGCTAGGAAGCTCTTTTACTAAGGATGGCATCACAAAAGGGGCTTTGCTTCCTGAGATAACTGCTCGTGTTTATGTAGATAGCAACTTTGCATCTTTGTATAATGCAGCAAGAGATACAAACCACTCGCTTTTTGCAGTTACTTTTCCATTAGGTTCAGTATCAGGTAAAAAATACACTTTGTTATTTCCTAAGTGCAAGTTTACTGGATCTAATATCGACTTCACTGGCACTAATGCAATGCAGGACGTTACTATCCGAGCAATGTATGACGAAGCCACAGAGGATGCGTCAGTAAAACTAACGAGAGCAGTATCATGATTGCAGTTCGTAAATTTTACGCAACAGTCGATGGTAAAGAGAAAACTTTTTATATTGGCGATAAAATTGACGCTAAGACTGTCAAGGAGTTGGGGTTAGCCGACAAGCCCGAACTAGCCCAAGAATCAAAGGCTAAGAAAACACAAGAATAGACGTCTATAGTGGGGTGGGTTGTCGGTATTCCTGCCCCACAACAAAAACCGACAAAGGAGACACCGATGCTTAAACTAAAGAAACCTCAATTATCAGATATGGTTTTTGAGAGTAATTTTTCATCAGATATGGACTTTCTAGCTGATAAAGGAAAAACATATATCTCAATTAAATGCAGAGCAGGAGGTTGGGCAAACCCTGATTTGACCGTCAAGCGTGAACAGGTGGTTTTATATCAGGAAATGCAAACGCTCAAAGCGTCAAAAATGATGGACGATGAAAATAAATACACAAGATTTAAATCCGATTCCGATAAGGAAGTCGGCAAGAAGTTATTTGAAGCTCTATATGATACTTGTGTTGTTTCGTGGGAGACTAATATACAAAACGATGGCACTAAGATGATATGCGATAAGGATCATTTTCTTGCGCTTGCCGATGCCAAAATAAATGAATTGTCCGAGTTTTTTATGGATTGGGCAAAGTACGTTGATGAATTAGGTAATTTTAGACAGGAAGTCGAAGAGGAAACGGTAAAAAACTAATCGAGGCGCTTAAATGGTCTTTTAGGTACTCTGCAAGAGATGAGGCTTACTTGATGGCAAAGGGCGCAATAGAGATCAGAGACAAACCTATTCCTCAAAATATGATGTATTGGATAGGATATAACGATTTGAGACAAGGACGACAAATAGGATATTCTGGCTTTTCCCCTATACCGTTCAGTGAAATTATGTCATATTGTCAGCATATTGGTCTTGATGATCCTATTGAACGCCAAAGTTTTGCTCGTTGCATGATGGCTTTAGATATTACGGAGCGTAATTATTATGACAACATTAAGTCTTAATATCGATGCCAGAGGCGCTCAGAAGGGCGCTAAAAATTTTAAACGAGCTACCGATCAAGTTAAAACGTCTGCAATGCAAGCCGATAGCGCTGTTACCAAGATGGGAACAAGCGTTGCTAAAACTGGTCGAGGAATGTCAGGAAGAACGACATTTATATTCCAAAACACTGCAAACCAGTTAGGCGACATCGCGGTTCAGGCATCGATGGGATCAAATATGTTCCGAGTGCTTGGTATGCAGTTACCTCAAATCGCAGGAGGCTTTGCGCTTCTTGGTGGCTCTCTTGGAGTTGTCGCTCCGATTTTGGGTGTTATTGCAGCGATTGGTTTTCCTATTTTGGCTACAATGACATCTTTTGGTAAATCAGCAGGAGATTCTGCTGAGGAACTTAATAAAGTAAGACAAGCCTTAGACGATATTTCTAGTTTTGATAAGATATTAGAAAAAAATTTAGTTGATCCGATAAATGACGCAACAAAAGCCGCAACAAGGTTGACGGATGCACTAAAAAGACAAGCGTTTGAACAAGTTATGAGAGGAATGGTTAAGCCTCTCCAAAATATGCTCAATCCGTTTTTTGATGAGATAAATAAACTTGAGCCTAGATTAGAAAAAACAAGAGAACGAATTAACGATCTTTTTGATGTTTCTGAAGGGGAGAGACTTCAGACTAGGGTAATAAAACAAAAGATGGAACAAGTTGAGGCTATGGAGAAAACTCTTGGTATTTCGAGAACCATAGTCAAAGAGATTATGGGCGCTTTAGAAGCCTCAAACAGTGCAATAGGTCTAGCAGAAAATTTATTAAATGCGCGAAATAATCTTGCAGATATGGGTCTTGAGAGTGGAGAATTGATAAGAAAGTTTGATAATCTTTTAGATCAGACTGGACTTCAAAATTTAATCTTGGAAAAGCAGCAACGATTACGAATAAAAATAACAAATGAAGAAAAAGAGCGTAACGAAGCATTAAAAGAATCAAATAGAGAAGCTGAAGAGAGTATTCGAAGAGTTACACGAGAATTTGAGCGACAACTTAAAATAACACGAATGAGGATGAAGCCTTTGCAAGATGCCGCTGATATGATTGGGAACTCATTCGAACGAGCGTTTATGAGCGCTGTTACTGGTTCAGCATCAGTCAAAGATGCATTTAGATCAATGGCTGCAAATATAATAGCCGAGCTTTATCGAATATTTGTAGTGAAGAGAATAACAGGTTTTATATCTAGTTTTATTGCCGATCCTGCTATGTTTGGCGGTTTCGGTGGAGGTGGCGGTGTAACTAGACCAATGATTAGACCGACTTCATTTGATGGAGGTGGATACACAGGAAACGGCCCTCGAACAGGTGGATTAGATGGTCGCGGTGGATTTATGGCTATGCTTCACCCAAATGAAACAGTTGTCGATCACACTAGAGGAAACTCTGGTGGTGAGGTTGTAGTCAATCAAACTATCAATGTGACCACTGGAGTACAGCAAACGGTAAGAAACGAAATACAAACACTGCTTCCACAGATAGCCGAGGCAAGTAAGTCGGCTGTTTTGGATGCTCGGAGAAGGGGTGGCAGCTTTGCCAACGCATTTTAAATGGCTATTACTTATCCTTTAACATTACCATCGCACACAGGTATTAGAGATATAACGCTTCGAGCAGTTAATACTGTCGGAATGAGTATGTCGCCGTTCACTTATCAGCAACAAGCGGTGGCTCATGCAGGGCAAAGGTGGGAAGTAGATGTTACACTGCCAGCTATGAATAGAGCAGACGCAGAGCAATGGGTCGCTTTTCTTATTAGCCTTCGAGGAAGATTTGGAACGTTTACGCTTGGAGATCCTGTCGGTGCTAGTCCTAGAGGTTCAGCAGGAGGTTCTCCCCTCGTTAAAGGAGGCAGTCAGACAGGTGGGACTTTAAATATTGACGGTTGTACAGCTTCGCAGACAGGATGGCTGAAGGCAGGCGATTATATACAGCTAGGCACTGCTGGAAGCGCAACTTTACACAAAGTTTTAGCCGATGCAGATAGTAATGGGTCAGGTGAAGTTTCATTAGATATATGGCCTTATATACGAACGGCTCCGAGCGACAATGCAACGGTGGTTGTGACTAATACAATCGGGCGTTTTAGATTAGCTAGTAATGAACAAAATTGGAATATTAGAGAGACTGCTCTTTATGGTATAACTTTCGGTGGTGTTGAGGCGATCTGATGGCAAGAACAATAGCATCAGCAATATTAAGCAAATTTAATGACTCTGAAGTTTCTCCATTTTACGCGATAGAATTGTTTTTTGATACGACTACAATCAGGGTTTGGACTGGATACGGTGACATCACTGTCAGTTCTTTAAGCAGTCAGACATATAGCGGTGTAGGAGAAATTTTAGAAATATCCAATATAGAAGAAAGTCAGGATATAAGCGCAAAAGGAATTAATATTACTTTAAGCGGTATTCCATCAAATTTAATAGCACACGCATTAAACACCGCTTATCAGGGCAGACTGTGTAATGTTCATTTTGGTTTTATAGATTGGTCGAGTCCTGCAAATCAAACTGGGATGTTGGTTTTTACTGGATACATGGACACTATGCTGATTGACGAAGGTCCAGAAACTTCAACTATAGTTACATCTGTTGAGAGCAGATTAATCGATTTAGAAAGACCTAGAAATCGCAGATACACAACTCAAAACCAGAAGCAAAGGCATTCAGGAGACTTAGCATTTGATTTTGTTGAAAGCCTGCAAAATCAAAGATTGCAATGGGGTGGCTGATGCGTGTTCCGAATTGGGATATTAAGTTAGCTGATTATGTAAATAGTTTGCAAGATTATCCTTTTGTTTGGGGTGAGCATGACTGTTTAACATTTGTTAATAAATGCGTTGAGCTTATTAGAGGACAAAGTTTTGCAGATGATTGGCTTGGTGATTATACGAGTGGAAGAAGCGCATTTAGAGCTTATAGAAAGCTATTATATACGCAAGAATACGATACAATAATAGAAATGCTAGATGATCGGTTGGATAGATTTACTGGAAGATTTCCACCAAGGGGTTCAGTTGTTGGTCGTCCTTGCGATCAGGCTATAGGAATTTTGCCTGTTTCTTTGGGAATTATTGTTAGCGATTTAGGCGCTTTTTTAGGTGAAAATGGAATGGTAATGGCAAATCTAGACGATAATGATTTGTTTTGGAGTGTTAATTAATGCCACAGATATTTATTGGTATAGCCGCAGCGCTTGGGGTAAGCACGACAGCACTTGTTACCATTGGAAGCGTTGCAATCAGCGCGGCAACCATCGTTGGAGTCACTGCGTATACAGTTGTTACAGCGTATGCTATCAACGCTCTTACTAAAAAGGCACAGAAGAAAGCACAATTCGCAGCCGCATCTGTCATGGCGGCTCAAAAAGGTTATGGAACAAACGTCAATGCTGTCGCTCCTGCTTCAGATCATGCAATTATATATGGTGAACATCGTGTCGGCGGTGTAATATTTTATCGTTCTATCACAGACGATCAAAAGTTTTTGCATACGTTAATTGCACTGGCAGGACATGAATGTTATGATATTGGCACAATATTTGCCGATAATACTGCTCTTACTTTAGACGGTGATGGATTTGTTACTAATGACGCTTTCCAGATCAAAGATGCAAATGGAAATACAGTTAACTCAGCATTAAGGATAAATAAGCATTTAGGTGGTAATAGTCAGGCAGCAGACGCTGATTTAGTGTCTGAAGATAGCGCATGGTCAGTATCACATCAGGCAAAAGGTGTTGCTTACATTTATGTAAGGGCTGAATTTGACACAAGTATATTTCCTCAAGGATTACCGACATTCAGCGCAATTGTAAAAGGAAAGAAGGTATTTGATCCTAGATCGTCAGCAACAGCATGGTCTGATAATGCTGCATTATGTTTATTAGATTATTTAAGATCTGATTATGGTTTAGGAGTATTGGGAACAGAAATAAACGATACTATATTTTCAGCAGCCGCAAATGTTTGCGATGAAAATGTAACGTTATCGGGTGGAGGAACTCAAAAGAGGTATACAGTTAACGGATCTTTTTTAACTTCTTTACCACCTGATGATGTAATCACTGATCTCGTGGCATCTTTGGCAGGAACCATATATTATAGTCAAGGTCAATGGGGTATAAAAGCAGGGGAATATACTTCGTCTGTTTTGACGCTCGATGAGGATGATCTAAGGAGCAATCTGCAAGTAAACACGAGACATAGTAGAAGAGATAATTTTAACGCAGTTTCAGGAATGTTTGCAGGGCCAGAAACAGAATATCAAGCGACAGACTTTCCACAAATCACATCAAGCACATTTGAAACTGTTGATGGTGGTGAAAGAGTAGTACAAGATATTCCATTACCGTTCACCAATACCTCAGCGATGGCGCAAAGAATTGCAAAGATTGCTCTTTATAAAAATCGTGAACAAGTAACCTTATCTGGAACGTTTTCACTTAAAGCATTACAGTTGCAAATTGGTGATATTGTTAATCTCACAAATACGAGGCTTGGATTTACTAATAAAACTTTTGAGGTTGCTGATTGGAGCTTTGGATTTGGTCAAGATAAAAATCTAGAGGTTAACATGACTTTGCGTGAAATTAGTTCAGCAGTTTATGACTGGAACGCAGAAGAGTCAGCATTTGAATTAAATGCAACAACTTTACCAGCAGCGACTCAAGTTCCCACCGTTGGACTTGGAGTTGATTTTGATCTTCGTGTTGTTAATCAATCAGCCGTGGGAGTTCTTGTTATAGATGTTACAGCTAACGAACCTTTTGCAGTAGAATTTGAGGCTCAGTATAAGCGAACAAGTGACGCAAATTTTATTTCTGTCGGTAAGCAAAGAAATGGTTTATTTGAAGTAAATGGATTATCAAATGATGCTTATGATGTAAGGGCTAGAGCGTTTAATTCTTTTGGTGCTGCTGGACCTTTTACAGCAATTGCAGGACAGCAATTGACGGCGTTTTCAACTCCACCAAATAATGTATCAGATTTTACTGGTAATGTAACAGGAAACGCTTTGAATTTATCTTGGACACCAGTCACAAATGGAGACTTATCACATTATAAAGTTAGGTTTTCATCAGAAACATCTGGAGCAAGTTATCAAAACGCAGTTGATATAGTTGACAAAATTGCTCGTCCTGCAAATACGGCTGTTGTTCCAGCTAAAACAGGAACTTATTTTCTCAAAGCAGTGGATAAATTAGGCAACGTATCCGCAACGGCTGCAAGTTTTGTTGTGCTAGTTGATCCCAATAATGTAGAAAACTTTAATGCCATTCAGACTATACAAGAAGATCCAGTATTCGCAGGAACAAGAACTAATGTCGTCGTTTTAGAGGACAGTGAAAGCGATTATTTAGCTTTGGATACCATAGAGCAATTTGACGCACAGACAGGCAATTTTGACGATGCTCTTGGATTATTTGATGGTTTTTCTGGCACAGTCGCAAGCGGCATTTATTATTGGTATAATGCAGTGGATTTTGGTGAGGTTTATACCAGTAGAATTTACCCTAAATTTAAAGTGGATTTTTTAGATTATGTTAATGATTTCGACGGTGCAACAGGGCTTTTTGATGCTCGTCTTGGAGATTTTGATGGTGATCCTTCCCAGTTTGACGTAACATCAGCAAGGTTTGAATTGCGCCACACTACTGATGATCCGTCTGGAAGCCCATCATGGTCGGCATGGCAACCTTTTATAGTTGCTGATATTACAGCGAGAGCAATGGAGTTTAGAGTCGTGATGACTTGTTCAAATGCCGCTGCTTCTCCTGCTATTAGAGAACTGAGGGCTGAAATAGATATGCCAGAGCGAACACAGTCAGAAGTTGACATTACGTTTACTGGAACAAAAAGCGTGACTTTCCCAACTAAGTTTAAGGGTGTTCCTGCGTTGGGATTATCATTAGCTAACTTGGCTGATGGCGAAAGATATGTTATTACAAACAAAACTAGAGCAGGATTTGATATAGAAGTATTTTCTGGTAGTAGTACAAGTACAAATTCGGTTACACTAGATTATGTGGCAAAAGGATTTGGTAAGGAGATCGTTTAAATGGCACAACATGACTTTAACATTGCTAATCAGGGCTTTCCTGCAACCAGAGCAGATATAAATAACGCTTTTCAAGCAATAGCATCAAATTCATCTGGCACATCTGCACCCAGTACAACGTTTGCAAATCAATGGTTTTATAACACTACTACCAACAAATTGTTTATTAGAAATGAAGCTAATAGCGCTTTTATAGAAGTGGCAACATTAGACCAAACAAATAATGAATGGCAGATAACAACAGGAACTATTTCAGCTAAAGATAGCGACGGATTAGTTATTAAAACTGATGATGGAACGTCTAGAATTACTATGGCTGATTCTGGCGATGTTGATTTTACTAATACAGTTACAGCGGCTAGAGGTATTGGCGATACTTTAACAGACACTTCTAACACTGGATCAATAACGTTAGATTTTTCCGCGCAGCAAAATTTCGTTCTCACACTAACAGGAAATATAACTCTTGCTAACCCATCAACCGAAGCTGTAGGTCAATCTGGAATGATAGCATTAATACAAGACGGAACAGGTGGTCGCACTGTCAGTTTGGGTGGAGATTATGAAACGGCTGGAGGGTCTGGTTTAACTCTTACGGCTACAGCAGGTGCAACGGATTTAGTTCCTTACTTTGTCGTTGCATCAAATAGAATTTTATTAGGTGCGCCACAATTAGCATTTAGCTAGGGGATAATATGTTTGGTTCGGAAAAATTCTTTGGTGCTGGTGGTGGTACAGGCGCTTTTTATTCTTATGAAATAAACAACTCCCTGAAGTTTGAGGACGGTGATAGTTCTTATCTGAGTAGAACTTTCCCAAGTGCTGGCAATCGTAAGACATGGACTTGGAGTGGTTGGGTTAAGAAGGGCAACATAACTGAGCAATCGCTGTTTGACGCATATCAAGACGATAACAACCGATTTATTCTGTTTCTAAACACTAGCACAAATGGACAGCTTCGAATTTTTGAGCGTGTTAGTGGAACAAGCAATATGTCTGCTTATTCAGCAGCATACTTTCGTGATCCTTCGGCATGGTATCACATTGTTGTTGCTGTAGATACAACTCAAGCGACATCATCAAATCGCCTGAAAGTTTATGTAAATGGTGAGCAAATCAGCTTTTCGTCAGTTACTTATCCATCACAGAATTATGAGCCTTTTGTTAATGCAGCAGTCGGTCATAGTATATCAAGCAATAATGATAGCGGTGGGCGTGAAAAATATTTTGATGGTTATCTAGCTGAAGTGAACTTCATTGATGGAAGTGCTCTAGATCCCACCAGCTTTGGAGAAGCTAAAGAAGGTATCTGGATACCGAAACAATATTCTGGCAGCTATGGCACAAACGGTTTTTACCTACCGTTTAAAGAAACAACAACGGCTAATGGTTTTAATACAGTTACTTATACTGGTAATGGTGCAACTCAAAGCGTACAGGGTGTTGGGTTTAAACCAGACATGATTTGGTTAAAGTCAAGAAATCAGGCGTACGATCATGTTTTATTAGATTCAGTTAGAGGTGTAAAAAAAGAACTTATACCAAACAAAACAGATGCTGAAAGAACAAGAACCGATTGTTTAGATTCATTTGATGCTGACGGTTTTACAATGACACTCGGAGCATCAACCTCTTATAATAATAGCCCTCAAACTTACGCTGCATGGTGCTGGGGTGGTGGCACTAACAATAAAACATATACTGTCACTGTTGTTAGTGACGGTGGTAATAAATATAGATTTGATGGACATGGAACAAGTTCGATAGCTCTTAATCTTACAGAGGGTGCTACCTATACATTCAACTATCCATCTGCTCACCCACTAAGATTTTCCACAACGTCAGATGGTACGCATGGCGGTGGTTCTGAATATACTACTGGTGTTACTCATGTAAGCTCTACGCAAACAACAATCACTGTCGCCTCTGGTGCGCCTGTTTTATTCTACTATTGTTCAATCCATAGTGGCATGGGCGGCCAAGTAAACACCAACACAACAGATGGTCCCACCCACGCAGAAGGCACGATCCTTTCAAGAGCAAAACCAAATCAAACTTATGGATTTAGTATTGTTTCTTATACTGGTACTGGATCAGCGGCTACTGTTTCGCATGGTTTAGGTGTTGCCCCTAAAATGATTATAATTAAGGATAGGGGTGATACATCTACTTGGATAGTTTACACTGAGCCTACTGGTAATAATAAGTCGTTAGTTTTAGCAAGCAGTCAAGCCGCCGTTAGCACTACTAATTTTCAATCAACTGATCCAACCTCTTCTGTTTTTAGTATATCTGGAGGTGGGGCAGTAGGTGGAAGTTCTTCTCCATATATAGCGTACTGTTTTTCAGATGTGTCAGCCTATCAGAAGGTAGGTTCATATAGCGGTACTGGTTCTTCAGGTAATGCTATTACTGGTCTTGGTTTTAAGCCAGCTTGGTTAATGATTAAGTGTGCAACTGGTGGCACTGGTAATTGGATAATATGGGATTCAACGCGAGACCCTAATAGTGCTGATGTGGATAATGCACTATTTGCTAACCTAAACAATGTAGAAGACGTAGGAAGTGGTGTTTATGACATTCAATTTGATAGTGATGGCTTTACTATTAATAACACTTCAAACAATCAAAACGCTAGTGGGAGAACCTACATCTACCTAGCCATAGCTGACACAAGGGATGCACTGTTTACTTCAGATGCATCTGGCAATGGCAACAACTGGACGCCTAATGATTTACAGCATAGCGATGTGATGCCTGACACTCCGACTGATGGGTTTGCTGTTTTAAACCCATTAATAGGCACAAGCAATCTTGTTGAAGGTAACTTGAGTAAAAACTATTTTGTTGCTGGGTCAAATACTACTGCATCATCTACGTTTGCTATTCCTAAAAGTAAGAAATGGTATTTTGAGTTTTCTAAAAACACTTCAACAGGTTATGGTGTCTATGTAGGCATAACAACTTACGTTGATGCAAATGATTATGGTGGTACAAACAATGTAATTTATTATCCTGCTGGTGGGTATATATACCGAGATGGGTCATTAATAGACACTGTAACCGCAGATACAAATACATGGATTGTGGGTATTGCAGTAGATGCTGATAGCAATAATGTATCATTTTATCTAGACGGTGCTTTGCTGGGGACTTACTCTTATACATCTGTTTCAGGTGATTACTTTGCGTATTTTGCTGGAACTTCAGGTGGTTCTTACACTATGAATATGCTTGCCAACTTCGGACAAGACAGTTCTTTTAATGGAACTCAGATACCTAAAGGCAATTCAGACGATAACGGCAAGGGTGACTTTTTCTACGCACCACCAACAGGACATTTAGCTCTTTGCAATGCCAACCTACCTGACCCAGCTATTGATCCTAACAAGGGTAAGAACCCAGAAGATTATTTTAATACTGTTTTATATACTGGTGACGGAAGCACAAAAAGTATAACAGGTGTTGGGTTTCAGCCTGATTTTGTTTGGCAGAAAGGCAGAAATGTAAGTTATAATCATCTCCTTTTTGACAGCGTTAGAGGCGCAACAAAGTATCTTAGATCAAATGCAACTAATGCTGAAACAACAGAGGCAAACTCA